CCAAAGCCTATAAAAAAGCCAGTCGGTATGCGTCTGTAAATAACCCAAACGAAACCCAACGCAAACCCAAATGAAACCCAACACAAACCATGTCAGTCCTAGATAGATAGAATATCTATCTCTTATCAGAGATAGATAGGCTTCGCCTCTCTCGCTTAAGGCGAGAGGCGAGCCATCCAGAAGCAAAAAAGAAAGGAAAAGATGGTAATTTTAAAACGAGAAGAAACGACAACAAGATCGGCAGTCCCGACCGCCCCATCAGCAGAAAAGGCCGCGATCTCGATCATCCTTCAAAACTACGAAGTGCTCGACGCCGCGAAGTGGGATGCTGATCTGTTCTTCGAACACGCCAACCGAGCTTTGTTGTCGGCGGCCAAGGAGTGCCACCACGAAGGCTACAAGTCGGACATCTTCCGACTCCAGGCAGTGCTTGAAGAAAAAGGGCTGATATTCGACGTTGGCGGATACCACGGCGTCACCGAAGCGTTCACGGCCTACCCCACCGGAGACGCTGTCGCCGCTCTCGACTTCCGAAAAGACTTGATGAAGGCGCGCCGGTATCGAAAGGCGATGGCGAAACTTGCCGAGAGCAAGGACGACATCCGCGAAATGCGTGCCGACTTGAACGGTATCGCTCAACACTTGGTGGACGCTGATGAGGAACAAACGGACGCCGTTTCGCTCAAAAAGCAATGCGCCGAGCTATTGAACGAGCTAGAAAAAACCACTCCACCCGAACGCTTCCATACCGGAATCAGCGGACTGGACGAAAAGCTAAACGGCGGATTTGAGCGTGGGACGCTCGCTGTGTTCGCTTCGGAGACTTCGGGCGGCAAGTCTATTGCTTTGCTCCAAACTGCCATGCACGGGGCTATAAACGCCAAGAATGGGGTGATCTTCTCGCTAGAGATGAGCGCAACGCAGGTTATCGGTCGCCTAGTCGCATCCAAAAGCGGATGGCGTTGCATCTCAGCATACGAAAATCCGAACAAGGCGCATCTCGACGGAATGCAAAAAGGCATCGCCGAAATATCGGCGCTTCCGATAACCATTTGCGACAAAGTATCGGATATCGACAGTATCGAGAGCATTTGCCGGCAACTCAAGCGCACCGGACTCGATTGGGTGGTTGTGGACTACATCCAACTATGCTCGCCGTCCGCCGACAGCAAGAGCGAGACACGCGAGCAGCAAGTCAGCGAAGTCGTCCGCCGCCTCAAATTGATGGCGCTGCATTTAAATGTTTGCGTCTTGACCGCTTCTCAACTAAACGACAAGGGCGAGCTACGCGAGTCGCGGGGCATAGGGCATCACGCCGACTACGTCCTGCACATTGATCACGCGAACCATCCCGACATAGAAATTAAACTTATGAAAAACCGAAACGGAGAACGTCACGTCTCCGCTCCGGTGCTCATGCAAGGCGGCATATCGCGCTTTGTGGATAGGGTGACGAAATAGACTTTTGCAGGCGGCTTTCCGTGGATGTTTGGACGCCTGCAAATACGCCACTGTTTTTCTCGGTAGGAGCGGCAGACTGCGCCTTTTATTCAGAGCCAAAAAACGAGAAACTATTTGCAATACAAAAAAACTATGCGAAAAAAAGTATTCGATGCACGACCAGACGCGAGACGCAGCGGAATACGACGAGGCTTCATACACTCCCGACTTTTATTCGTTCGACGATCCGACGGCCGGTCACGCTTTCCGCATGACGGCCTATCGCGAAGCATCGGAGAAGCTCTTAGTTGTTCTGAACAAAACGATCAGCTTCTTAGCGGAACATGGCTACTCCAGAAGCAAAACGCTTTGGGGCGTTGCATTCGCTCTTGGTCATCCGCTAACGGCAGGTATGTCCATGTTGGAAGCCGGACGAGAGTTAGGGTGCACAAAACAGGCGATCTCGAAAATAGCAATGGACTTTCTCGACACGACAGGCCTACCGCCTAGCACATCTTTGAAGAGCGAGGAGGCTCGCAATACCTACCGAAAAACCAACACAAACAAATATGGAACCAAACGAAATAACGGCACTCACACTGCCAGTCATTGAACAAGAGATACGCGCCGCATACACCGAGGCCAACGCGCTCGCTGTAACGGCCAAGGGCAATGCACGCGCAGCCGTCTTACGAATGGCAGACTGCGGCCAGATGCTGATGGTCGCCAAAGACCACGTGCGCGGAAACCGCAACGAATGGCTTGCATCGCTCGGCATTGATGCAGACAAGGCGGCTAAGGCCATTCATCTCGCACGCAACCGAGATCAACTAGAGCTAGACCTATGGCCAGCAGACATGGCAAAGCTCGGAGCACAGATGCTCGGCATCCTTCCGCCTCCAGGTTCAGCAGGACGAGAGGAGAACGATCCCGAACGCACCACGGGCGCGAGCACGCATTGGCTGACGTACGCTGGCAAACTGCAACGCTTTTGAGTGATGTGCTAGGCGGTAGGCCTGTCGTGTCGAGAAAGTCCATTGCGATCTTGCTTATCGCCTGCTTGGTGCAGCCTAGCTCTCGCCCTGCTTCGAGCATCGACATCCCTGCGGTGAGCGGATGACCTAACGCAAATGCCACTCCCCACAATGTCTTGCTTCGGCTGTAGCCGTGTTCTGCCAGGAAGGAGATCGTTTTGTTCAGCACAACCAGCAACTTCTCGCTGGCTTCCCGATACGCCGTCATGCGGAAGGCGTGGCCCGCCGTGGGATCGTCGAAGCTGTAGAAGTCCGGAAGGTAGGAAGCTTCGTCGTATTCCGCCGCATCGCGTGACTGGTCGTGCATCGAACATCTTTGTTCGCATATATTTTTTGTATTGCAAAATAAATCTCGTTTTTTGGCGCTGAATAAATGGCGCATTCCTCCGAACCGCTCCAACCGAGAAAAACAGTGGCTTTTTTATAGGCGTCCAACTTCAACGTATCTTCGCCTGCAAAAGTTGTTAGGTCATTTAGTCGTCACGCGCTAAGAATGCGGAATGCCGTTGCAGCCACAAGCGGAACTTGTCCGTTGCCAATGGCTTTAAGTCTGTCCATTCTTGAGGGAAGCCCATTCGAAGCTCCGAATGCGTCGGGTGCGGGTATGTCATTCCGTATTTTAGTTTCACAAAGTCCCGCCATTGATCGAACCTTAGTTTGCCATTGTCTTTTCGTCTCGATGTAGTTCCGCCCTTCCAATCCGTTGCTATTGGCGTTGGCAACAATCCACAATCTTTCTCGTCTGTGATCGTAACCGGAGAAATCAGCTCCGATAACTCCCCATCTAGCATCATACCCCATCGAGGAAATATCTCCAAGCACTCGCCCGATTCCTCGAACAGTAAGCATTGGCGAGTTTTCCACGAATATATGTTTGGGTTGTATTTCGCCAATGATCCTTGCCATCTCGGCCCATAGCCCGCTTTTATTTCCATTGAGTCCATCCCCCCCCCCTGCGCTTGATATGTCTTGGCAGGGGAACCCACCGCACACAACATCAACGAGTCCGCGCCAAGGTTTTCCGTCAAAGGTGATGACATCATCCCAGATTGGGAACTTTGGCAAGATGCCGTCTCGTTGCCGTTGGAGTAAGACTTTTCGGCAATAAGGTTCAATCTCGACAGCACAGACTGGGGTATGTCCGAGAAGCATCCCGCCGAGTATTCCTCCCCCTGCTCCTGCAAATAAGTGTAGCTCATTCATTTTTCTTTCTATTTCGTCACCCTATCGACAAAGCGACTGCAAAAAACAATTGTTTTTTTGCGGCGCCGAGTCCCACATAACAAATTGCCCAACAAAAAAAATAACCCCCCCCTTATAGGGGGGTTTTTTGTGGGTAATTTTTTGTGGATCTCATGGGGTAAAAAAAATACCATTTTTTGTAATTCTTTTTAATTTTTTGTAGTGTCAGTTTTGAGCTTGTCTTTCCATACATTTTTTATGGTTTCTATATGACAAGACAGCTTAAATTTATCCAAGCACTTCTGCCACTTGGAATGGTCATCTTCTGGGAATGTTGCAATGAAGGCAATAACTTCTTGTTTCTGGATTTCATTTAATGCTTTCGGTCTTCCGGGTTTCCCCTTCTCCTTTGATGCTTCTTCTTCTGTTGGCAACGCACATGGTTCCCAATACAAGCCAACTTGGCCGTGTCTTAAACCGATCTGGGTGGTCGCATCGCCGATTTCATCGACTACGCCAGCGCGACGTCCACGTTTGGCTAATAGGAGCCGGAATGTGCCATCCTGCTTTGTTGTTTGTAGAACGCATATCGCCCTTGCCCAGTTCGTGAGTTCAGATGATCCAAGGCCGACGTATGCGAAATCATTTGTGTTCCAATGCGCTCGGCTCTTCGAGTCGCCTTGTGGTTTTCCTGTATGGTGACTCCATACCCATGCGAATTTACGCTGGAATGCAATGGGATTGCATAGCCCGCGAAGGAATGCGCTTGCCACGCTCTGTTGGCTTATATCATCGCCGATATAGCTCAAGAGCGGATCGCCAAAGACCAAGTCACAGTCGCCCTTCTTGTCGAGTAGCCTGCCGACAACGTCGATGAAGTCGGCGCCGGTCTGCGAAGTTACGCGGGCAAATGTAACATTTTCTGTGAGCAATTTTACTGCTTGCGCTTGTGGCATTCCAGCATTTGCGACGACATAGGACATGACGCCTTGCACGATCTCGGCCATGTCGCCCGTGTCATTCTCGGCTTGGATGAATAGGCTTTTGAGTTGCCGCCTTGGTTTAATGCCAAAGAACGGCAGCCCTAATGCCCAGAACATCGATGCCTGCACCGTCAGCGACGATTTGCCGACGCCTGACTGCCCAACGATGAGCAACTGACCGCCCTGGCATACCCATCGATCTCCTAGCAGAGTTGTGTTGTCCTCCTTTGGAACGAATTGGAATAGTTCCTCAAATGAGTGCATCTCAACTCCGACCATCGATGGATCGGTTGCGTTCTTAATTGCCGAAATAATTGTTTTTTTGTTTGTGTCTTTTGCTTCTACCCAATCATTTGCGTCCTTAAAATTTGATGGAGTCCTGACCCGAAGAATTGTTTTGCATGATGAAATAGCATCCTGCATCCAGATTTCGGAAGGTATTTTGCCATCCTTTTTTGGTTCGTCATTTTGCGGGAAAGCATAGACCTGTCGGTCTTTGGAAAACTCTGCTATGCACTTCCCGTTGCTGGCCCCGCGAGATGCTACCCATAAAACGCTGCTCCAATCATCACCGAGCTTATCGGCAATGGCTAGCAAGTCCCATTGAGACTCAAAAAAGTAGACATTCTTTGAGTTTGAATTACCAAATACAAGTGGAACATTTTGCGTTCCCTTCGGTTCAAATCTCCATGAGCCGTTATCGCAACGGACGTGAGCACCATCACCGGATTTGAATGCCGGTTGATCTCCAGATGCGCCAAGAATGTCATTGTCGCGAGCGATCTTCATTATGTTGAAAGATAGACTCCTCTGTCCTGCTAATGCTTGCAGGAACTCATCTGTTGCTGCTCCCTTGTATTTGCTCCAGTCGGATGCTGTCGGAGTGCTCGTCTTTAATTTGAACCGTGCGGGTTCTGGTCGCTTCTCGTGGATCGGCATTCCTGCAAGTTCAGAATAAACCAGCATGGCATCATGGTTGCTCTTGTTTTCGAGCTTGGCTAGGAAATCGATCTCGTCTCCACCTTCGCCTGTGCCGTGGTCTTTCCATCTCCACCGCCCGTTGGCATTGTATATTCCGAATGATGGCGTCTTCTCATCGCGGAATGGTGATTTGGATTTTGGTTTGGCATAATCTCCCAAACCTAGTTTCGCCATGAGTTCTGGCAATGGCAAGCGTTGCCTGGCTTCTTCGATATTCATTTAAGCCCCCCGTCAAGATACCACCAACCTTGGTCGTCTTTGTGTAATTTACCCTGCATCGCCATGTGATCGAGCACATGGTCTGCTAGTTTTTTGGCTGCCTGCCAATAAGCAGGATGGGCGCCGTAAGGCAATAATTGTTGAGCTATGTCGAGCCTATCGATAGCGCCGCGTCTCCGCGATGAATTGAAGGCCCGAATGACATACTCTTCGAGAGCATGATCGGGAAGTTCCGTTTGCATAATGTAAAAAAATCCCTTCGTGCTTGTCGGATGAAAAATTGGCCCATGCAAAGGCTACGACGCGCACGAAGGGAAAATGGATTTTGTTGGTGTTTGGGTTGCATGAATTGAAAGGCTTTTTCACGGCCTAG